TTACCCATTGGCGCGGCTTAAGAGCTTATTTTTGAATTCACAATGGTCACGATATAACCATCTTGCTCGTCCGTGGATAACTTTGGCTTTAGGCAGGTCGCCGGACTTAATCCGGTCATAGATGAAGGTTTTACCGAAGCCAGTATCGGCCATGATGAATTTCAAATCAACCAGTGAATCAGGCTGTAGTTCGTGTTGCATGAGTGCTATCTCCAAATAGGGAATCAAACCTGCAAATCAGGCAATAAAAAAACCGCATTGATGCGGCGATGGTAGGTCTGGATATCTTGATAAATGAAAATGCCTCATCGAGTGTGAGGCGGTGTGATTTCTTTATTTCCACTCTTAATGTTTGTCAGTGAATGGTTTCTCCATCTCCATTAATGCCTTATTCATCTCATTTCGTAGCTCTATAGCCATCCTGACGGCTTCAACTTGTGCAGGATGTCGGTTAATTGCTGGAGAATATCGTCGGGAGCGAAGGATTGAGAAAACAAAGATAATGCAAGCAACTATCTGAATTGCATTGCATGTTATTGATACAATGTGAATTGCAGCCATCTACTACCCCCAAAAAAACCGCCATCAGGCGTCTTGGTGTTCTTTCAGTTCTTCAATTCGAATATTGGTTACGTCTGCATGCGCTATCTGCGCCCATATCATCCAGTGGTTATAGCAGTCGTTGATGTCCTCTGCTTCGATAACCCTGTTGAATGGCTCTCCATTCCATTCACCTGTGACTCGGAAGTGCATTTATCATCTCCATAAAACAAAACCCGCCGTAGCGAGTTCAGATAAAAGAAATCCGCATTAAGCGGCGTCGGTGAATTCAAATAAAAAACCGGCTTGCGCCGGCTCTCTCATCTTTCTGTCTACCCATGCTGATATCGATGGTGGGTGCACCTTTTCAATAGCTGCGCGAAGTACAGCTGTACGTGCCAGTTTGTCGGTAATCTCAGGAAATCGCTTCTCTGTCTTCGGTACGTTAACAGCAACATTAGTAGAATCCGCACTGGCGAACGGATACATACCAAGAACTCTCACGTCGAGCATTCGAAGACCATGAATTTTCACTTTCAAATTACGATTGATATAAATCTCAGTAAAAACTTCATCCATTCTCTGTTCCCACCATTTAGAGCGTATGTGCCTGTGTGGGCCGCAGCATCCAATCGCCACCCATTCAAATTTGCCAGAAAGGCGTAAAAGACGTTCAATTGATTCGTCGGTATGCCAGACCGGAACCGCTTTTGATTTTAGCCAATCAGGAACCAACTCAATCTGCTCGTCGTTTTCTGCCTCTGTCCCTTCGATAACGTCAGGTATAAGAAACCATTCAATTCTGCTGAACCACGTCCCAACAAAGTCGTAGAATTTTGCTCGTCTCTTACTCCAGTCTACCGGAGTGCCTTTCTTTAATGCTTTCATCCAGTCGCTAAAAGCACCGTTATCAAGGCGTATATCACAAGGGAACATGGCAATCTTTTTCATCTGCTCTGGTCTGGCAAATGAAACAAAAGCCCCACCATCACGGTAAAGGGCTTTAATCAGCATATCTGTAGGGGCATGCTCATCACCCCATATTGGGCTGCCGTGAAAGTGGATGGTCATATTATCCCCATATAAAAGAAATCCCCGCGAGTGCGAGGATTGTTATTGTCTTTGCTTCGTGCATTTGTCGCACTTTCGGCACCATCCAGATAGGCACATCCGTCCGCAATTAACACATATAGGCCACATCATTTTTCCTCTTTTGGTTTATGAATCTGAATGGTCATGCCGCTTTGAGTGGTGACTACAATGACAGAACCAGGCTGAAGGCTGTTAAGATTGAATGCTTCGTAAAACGAATCCAATGCCAGTGCTTTTTTATTCTTTCGGTTCCACCAACGCCATCCCCTGCTACAGGCCATGTTGACAATCCACTGCCCACTCCTGTAAGCCATATAAAACCAGATGAGCAAAACCTGAAGGAATGCTATCCAGTCAATGATCGTATATTTCGCGAAGGAGTCCATCACTTCACCTCCTGCGGCGGTTCTGGTAGAGGCATCCAGTCGGTTACATTGCGGCTCTGCGTTTCGAAGAACTCCTCACCATTGCGGACGACATCAAAAAACTCACCGTCTCGATATTGCGCATAAAGAACGAATGCGCCATCACATAAAATAATTACGTGCTGACCGTCCTCTGGCATCCGCTCACTACAGCTTATCCAACTATCCGGAGTTACCGGAGAGTTGGTTGACGTTTCCGAGGTTTCCCGAAAATTATTGGTTGACGAATCCTTATTTTCCCGAAAGTTTCCAGTCTGAAGCATGGCGGCGCGGTGACACCAGATAATCCAGCCAAGCGCCATATCCCATGCCATGTATTCTCTATCGCCATTTTTCGCCCTGCGGCGATCTACAGATTCCCCGAAACGCTTCTCCATAAATAATTCATAGGCTGCTCGTTCATCCGATACTGCTGCCAGTGATGCCAGTGCAATTCGTGCCAGTTCCATTTGTTCGCCACGGGTAAGTCCGTTATCAAGCGGATTTTTAATGAATAATTCGATACGTTCTTTGGTTATAGCGCTCATATCACTCTCCTTTGATGCGAATACCAGCAGCGCGCTCGGCTTCACTTTGTTCCCAAAACCACTTGTGAAGCTCCATAAGCTTTTCGTCAATCGGTGCATATTTGCGATTAAAGTAGGCCTGAGCATCTTTCTCAGATTCGTCCGGTAATTCGCCAGGGCCAAACAGTGTGTTATAAATCCATGCCAGTCCGCTCTTAGCGTCGCCAGTTGCCTGCCATTCGATAATGGCAGCCTGCATGACCAGAATGTTTTTCCCGATTAACAGGTCCAGTTCTTTGAACCGGTTGCGGATGTATGCATTCTCGCTTTGTAATTTTGCGTTGCGCTTCTCTGCGGCTTCCAGCTCAACACGCAGCTTCCCTACCGTTAGCGCAATTTCCTCGTTCTCCTTGTCGCGTGATTTGATGTATTGCTGGTTTCTTTCCCGTTCATCCAGCAGCGCCTGCACTACTTCAGGGTTGAAAGCTGCGATATAACGAGCGTTGTTCTCTGCGTTTTTCTGTTCGTCGAATCCTGGCCAGTCGACAATATCTCCGTGATGATTATCACCTGGTGTGTGTACGGCGTACGTGCCGTATTTGCCCGGCGAAATAAATGCGACCCATTCACCCTGTGTTGCCTTTTCTGCCGCATCACGTAGTGCCTGATAGTTAATCTTGCTCACTGGTTGCCTCCTTTGCGCCACATCGCATTCAGATATTTGTTTTGATTCACTGATGGAAAAGAATTTCTCTTAAGCAATTCCTCTCTCGATGGCATTGGCTTTACGCGTTGGCGAATAATCATTTCTGCCGGAAGAATGCCGGGATTGTATGCAAGTCCTCTCATGGTAAATTCCTCAGTCATTACTGATAGCGCCATAACGTGAGCGGTAATTACGCAGGCGCGGGTCAATTTCAGGGAAGTGGGTATATGTGGCTTTGCGGAATGGTCGGATTGATGTCTGGTAAATTCGCTCGCGCTCTTCTTTCTCTGCAAGCCATATGCAGTGGCGAAATTCCTTTTCCTCTTTCGTTTCCTGCGGTAGCGACATTATCCGATCGTAGTTTTTTCTGAATTTATCCAGCACCTCCGATACGGAATTGCCGGAACAGCGGCGCGGGTCATCCGCACCATACAGAGGCGCTGGCATAATGGAATCCTTATTTTGCTAATCTAGAAGGGGATTGAATCGTCGTATTCAGGATGATTTTGATGATTGCTACTTTGCTGCTGTTGGCTGTTTCCTGAAGTTGCAAATCCAATCTTTGCATTCAGTAATTCAAGAGTGATTGATTGACCATTTTGCCCCTGATAAACATCTACCCTGATGTTTTCTCCGGTAATTTCCACAATGCCACCTTCAACAAGAACACTACGGTAGTAATCCGCTTGCGCTCCCGGCTTGGCAAATACAACGGCGCTGTAGTTTGTCCATTCTTTCTTTTTTGTCTGGCGATCGTAATACTGAACGCCAGCACGGATGTTGAATCCGATATTTTCCCCGGCCTGAAACTCTCTTGCGGGCTTGTTTAGTCTTACTGTAATCGAATGTGCCATTAAGCAGTTGCCCCTTCTAATTCGTCTCGTCTGATGTTGTAAACGTCCTGCGCTTTGTGCTGCTCCGGTGTGCCTTCGAGCATCTTCCACGCTTTGGCGAACGCCTGTTTAAGCTCTTCCACGGTGTTTTTCTGCATTGCTGCGTCAGTGAATGCTTTTAGAACCTGTTCAGGCGTAGGTGATGGTTTTGATTGCTTTGCTGCTGCGTTCTGCTGATGTTTATGCTCGTCGGTATCTGCATCTTTCGCATCATCAATGCCGAATAAACCATTGAGGCAATACTTGCGTGCATAAGAGCTTGTAGCTCCCGTAACTTGTGCAGAATCCATTCCTTTCTTGCTTTCTTCCTCTCGTGCAAGAGCGGTTGCCGTATGACTGTTTTCGCCATCGGTAATAGTTGCCGTGGCTTTCACGTAATACCGATCACCAATCAACACAACTTCATCGCTGATTGATAAAAACAGGCCATTCAGTAACGGCTTAACGCTTTCAAGAATGTCTTCGCAGCTTCTGTATTTATATTTGCCGAATGAGTTGTACTGATTCTTTGGCGCGTTCAGATTCTCCTGAATAGCTGCCAGTCTTGCGTAAAATTCTTTGCTCATATGATTGTTCTCAGAATGGACATGGCCCAAGGAAATAACGCTGATTTAATACTTCAGTCTTTGCCGCATTTAAAAATACGCGAACACCTTCACGATCTCCCTTCTGGCGATACATTAACGCCTGCTGCGTGTACATGCGTCTCTGTAACTTGCTCTCCTTCACTGTGGTTGCAAGTGACATGAATATCTCCTTCGTTACCGATTAATTCTTTCATCTGACGAATGAATTCTTCGTCTGACCAGTTATCTGTAAAACTCATTTCCTGCGATACCACGGAAGGTTGATAGCTGATTTCATCGCTTTATTTGCTTCAAGCCACATTTTTGAATCACCAATAAATCTGGCTATTACTGCTTTGTTTTGTGCTGCACGAAGCATCTGGTGATTGATGGCTATTTCATTGCGCATAATAAGACCTCAACTCTTTTCCATCCGTCACGCAATTTACGGGTGATTCGTTCAAGTAAAGATTCATTTAGTTGGAAGGCACCCATGCGAGCGCCTCCCGCGATTGCGTAAATCATGGGTGGTTCCTTATGTTGGTTTTATTAGTAGGTTATTTTTGTTGCGAATACTTCGCCTTTTACGATGGCTGTTATGATATTTTTAGCAACATCTTCTGATGCGCCAACCTTGATAAGGTCAGCAAGTATTTTGTTATTTACTTCTTTCCGGTGAGCTTTATCCTTTGCTCTACGCTCTTCTTCGTCCTTGATTCTTTTTTCTTCTGCTATTCTGGCTTGCTCTTTTGCTTCAGCCTCGCGACGGATTCGTTCAGCCTCCTCCTGTGCTTTTCTGCGTTCTGCTTCAATTGCTGCCTGCTTTTCTCTTTCAGCTCGTTCTGCTGCCTCTTTTGCTTCGCGCTGTGCTCGTTGCTCGGCTTCAATGCGTTCACGCTCTGCACGTTCCGCTGCGGCCTTAGCTTCTGCTTCTCGCCTTGCTGCTGCTTCAATTTCGGCTTTTGCCTTTGCTTCGGCTTCTGCTCTGGCTTTCTCTTCAGCTTCTCTTTTTAATCGTTCTTCATGCTCTCGCTTTTCCTGCTCCGCTTTGAGTCTTGCCTCTTCTCTTTGGCGGTCAAATTCGCGATCCATCAAAATAGCTATTTCATGGTCAGACTCAATTTGCTTTGCGAGAGCTTCAGCTGCTGCCTTAGCTTCTTCTTCGGCTTTAATCCGCGCCTGTTCTTCCTCATAATCAGTAAGAGGCTGGCGCGCCTTGGCTTTCAGCTCATCAAGGCGATCACGCACTGTCTTGCGGTTAGCATCAATTAGCTTTGGAATTTCCTTCAGTTCAGCAACAAGGTCTTTGCCAAGACCATCGAGATATGTTTTCGTCTGCGCAACTTTATACGCCAGAGAAGCGATCTCCTTTCTGCCCTTTGCCGTTGTGATATCAGGCACAAAGGACATAACTTCACGTTCAACCTTTTGAAGGATTTCTTCAATCTGGTCGGCAGACTGAAATACAGTCATTGCATTTGCTTTTTCAATAACAACTAAATCTGTTACTTCACTCATATATCCTCCATCAAAAAAATGCCCTCACATTGGAGGGCAAAGAAGATTTCCAATAATCAGAACAAGTCGGCTCCTGTTTAGTTACGAGCGACATTGCTCCGTGTATTCACTCGTTGGAATGAATACACAGTGCAGTGTTTATTCTGTTGTTTATGCCAAAAATAAAGGCCGACTATTCGGCCTTATCTACATTCCTGAACCAAACGCAGATCGGACCGTCTTCTGTATCGTGAATCGAACCGACAAACCATCCTTCTCCATCTGGCATGCTTGGCTCCCATCCACTGATGTTTTGATTCCCATCTTCAAAATACGCGTCAATTACCGTTTGATTGTTGTCGTTTTCCATTTCAACAATTGATGATTCAATGCCATGCTGCTTGCAGAAAGATCTGAACTCATCAGCTGAAATTACCTCTCTATCCCCAAACAGGTTGGCGTATTCTGGGTGCGTCCAGTAGCCATCCTCGCTTCGCTCTACTACTAATGCTTCCATATCTCACCTCAAATAAGTGGTTTACTGCCTAATTTCATTTTCTGGCGACCAACACAAGTTACACCCATTTCACTGCGTGGCTTGCTGTACCATGTGCGCTGATTCTTGCGCTCAATACGTTGCAGGTTGCTTTCAATCTGTTCGTGGTATTCAGCCAGCACTGTAAGGTCTATCGGATTCAGTGCGCTTTCTACTCGTGATTTCGGTTTGCGATTCAGCGAGAGAATAGGGCGGTTAACTGGTTTTGCGCTTACCCCAACCAACAGGGGATTTGCTGCTTTCCATTGAGCCTGTTTCTCTGCGCGACGTTCGCGGCGGCGTGTTTGTGCATCCATCTGGATTCTCCTGTCAGTTAGCTTTGGTGGTGTGGTAGGTGGGAGACCCATTTCGACCTGCTTCGGCCGACTTCAATTCGGCAATAGTTCCGCAGGCCTCGCCGCTTTACGTGCGACATATTCCCATCCATGAACCCTTCACCACACCCCAAAGCCTTCTGCTTTGAAGGTTGCCCTTCTTCAGGGCTTAATTTTTAAGAGCATCACCTTCATGGTGGTCAGTGCGTCCTGCTGATGGCTAAATAGTACGATTTGTACTTTATCGAGTCAATACAAAATGTTCTAAATATAATTAGTTTTTTATAACGCTTTGTATTTAATGGGTTTATATTTTGGAAAAAGAAAACCCGACGCTAAGGTCGGGTTATTGTTGTGTGTTTTAGAGTGGTGAGGCTGTTAACTAAATGTCTCTTCAGGCCACTGGCTGGCGATAACTTTCCCTACTACGGAACAGCTATCATTGCATGGAATCATTGGATATTGCGGGTTTAGTGGCTGGAGGAACACCTGACCGCTATCCCTGATCAGTTTCTTAAAGGTAAACTCGTCACCACCAAGTCTGGCTATGCAGAAATCACCTGGCTCAACAGCCTGATCAGGGTCAACGAGAATTAACATCCCGTCAGGAAAGCTTGGCTTGGATCCTGTTGGCGCGGTCATGGAATTACCTTCAACTTCAAGCCAAAACGCACAATCACTGGCTTTTTTGGTTGTGCTGACCCATCTCTCCGCATCACCTTTGGTAAAGGTTCTAAGCTCAGGCGAGAACATCCCGGCCTGAACATGAGAAAAAACAGGGTACTCATATTGTTTTTTAACGGGGGCAGATGAGTATTCGCCAACAGGTGAAAATGTACCGTCGTGGTTGAATGAGACGTTATCAATACCAAGGTATTTAAACACCACACCAATCTCGTCAAGAGATGGATGACGAGATCCGCGCAACCAGTGACCAATTCCACCCTGCGTCATACCAAGCTCTTCAGCTAACTTCTCTTGAGTTATGCCGAGCTCTTTCATTCTGGATCTAGCCAGTTCATACCATTTCATTTTCATACCCTTATTATTACGCTCTGTACTAAAACCATCCATGCACAAGATGTATTTTTTGTTTGCATTCTAAAAGTACATATCGTATTATTGTTTCATGGTTACTATGGAGGGCATATGAGCAACCTACGAAAATATCGAGAGTCACTGAATATCTCTCAAACAACACTTGCTAAGGCAGTTGGATGCACACAGGGAGCTATCGGACATTGGGAATCTGGTCGTCGCTTCCCAGACCTTAAAACATGCCGTGCTCTTGTTGAGTGCCTAAACAAGTTAGGCGCAAAAGTCAGTCTTGATGACGTGTTCCCGCCGGAACACAAAGCCGCTTAAGACATTCCCGCTCTTACACATCCCAGCCCTGAAAAAGGGCATCAAATTAAACCACACCTATGGTGTATGCATTTATTTGCATACATTCAATCAATTGTTATCTAAGGAAATACTTACATATGGTTCGTGCAAACAAACGCAACGAGGCTCTACGAATCGAGAGTGCGTTGCTTAACAAAATCGCAATGCTTGGAACTGAGAAGACAGCGGAAGCTGTGGGAGTTGATAAGTCGCAGATCAGCAGGTGGAAGAGGGATTGGATTCCAAAGTTCTCAATGCTGCTTGCTGTTCTTGAATGGGGTGTCGTCGACGACGACATGGCTCGATTGGCACGACAAGTTGCTTCGATTCTCACCAATAAAAAACGCCCGGCGGCAACCGAGCGTTCTGATCAAATACAAATGGAATTTTAATAACATCCAACGAGGTAATTATATGCGAAACAAAGGCTTTAATCCACCTGATACACACAAAGAAGCTAAGCGTTTGCGCTTCCTTCGTTCCATTGATGAAAGAACTCAAATCTCTTTTGTGAAAGTTGCCAGAACTGAGCTTCTGAAGGCTGAGGCGAGGGCGTTGCTCCCGTCTCTACCAAAAGAGGAGGGATATACGTTCATTCCAAACGCATTTCTGGAAAAGCTTCTCAAAGAAGACATATCCGTAAGTCAGTTTAACGATGTTCTTAAGGTCTTTCGTCAAGGCAGGTAGTTATGAGCAATACAGCAAAAATCTACGATTTCAGCGCCGCACACGAGCGCAGGAGCAACAGGATGGAGAACCAGAAAACTGGTTACATTCCGTTGTACCGGAGCATTCTGAAACAGTCATGGGCGAAAGATGTTTATCTTCGCACCCTGTGGGAAAACCTTCTCCTGAATGCCGCCAGAAAGCCATACAAAGCGAATTTCAAAGGTCATGAATGGCATCTGCAACCCGGTCAACTGGTTGTGACAGCAGCTGATTTAGGTCTTCAGTTATGCGACAGACATGGCAAGCCAGCAAGCCGTGATCAGGTTGAGCGGATGCTTCAGGTTTTTGTGAAAGAGGGGATGATCTCCATTGATGGAGAGAAGCAAAAAGGTCGTGTGATAACCATCACAAATTACCATGAATATGCTCAAAAAATGGACAATTTACCCGCACATGAAGCCGCACAAACAACCGCACATGATGCCGCACATGGAGAAGCCAGTAATGGCGCGGCTTTCAGCGCACATGCCGCACATGAAAGCGCACATGAAGCCGCACAAACAACCGCACATCATGAACAAGAAGGTATTAACAAGAATATAAATAATACCCCCCTACCCCCCAATGGGGGAGGCGATGGGCAGGTTAAACCTGAACGTCGCAAGGCAGAACGAATCGACTACGAATCCTTCCTGAACGCCTACAACACCGAAGTCGGTGACAGACTGCCACACGCTGTTGCGGTCAACGAGAAACGCAAACGCCGCCTGAAGAAAATCATTCCGCAACTGAAAACGCCAAACGTGGACGGTTTCAGAGCGTATGTCAGGGCGTTTGTGCATCAGGCCAAGCCGTTTTACTTCGGAGACAACGACACGGGCTGGACGGCAGATTTTGATTACCTGCTGAGGGAAGACTCGTTAACGGGAGTTCGGGAAGGGAAGTTTGCAGACAGGGGGATTGCATGAGACAGGATATCGAAGCGAGCGTTATCGGTGGCCTGCTGATTGGTGGATTAACACCAACCGCCAGCGACGTTCTGGCAACGCTGGATCCGGAAGCGTTTTCAATTCCACTCTACCGGAAAGCCTTCGAGGTTATCCGCAAGCAGGCGAGAAACAGAAACCTAATCGATGCGCTGATGGTTGCCGAGGCGTGCGGAGAGGAGCATTTCACGTCAATCCTGATGACCAGCAAAAACTGCCCGAGTGCCGCAAACCTGAAGGGATATGCCGGAATGGTCGCGGATAACTATCACCGCCGTCTGGTGCTGGAAATCATGGATGAAATGCGTGAACCAATTCAGAGCGGAACCATCGACGCATCGAGTCAGGCGATGGATGAACTTGTAAAGCGTCTCTCAGCCATCAGAAAGCCCCGTGACGAGGTTAAACCGGTACGCTTAGGGGAAATCATCACTGACTACACCGACACGCTTGACAGGCGTCTGAGGAACGGAGAAGAGTCAGATACCCTGAAGACCGGAATCGAAGAACTTGATGCCATCACCGGAGGGATGAACGCGGAAGACCTGGTGATAATCGCTGCTCGTCCTGGTATGGGGAAAACCGAACTGGCGCTGAAGATTGCCGAAGGCGTTGCAAGCCGCGTTATTCCTGGTTCTGACGTCCGGCGCGGAGTATTGATTTTCTCAATGGAAATGAGCGCATTGCAGATTGCAGAGCGAAGCATTGCCAACGCCGGGAGGATGTCGGTTAGCGTACTGCGAAATCCTGCATCAATGGATGACGAGGGCTGGGCACGTGTTGCTAACGGCATGAGTCAGCTTGCAGATTTGGATGTATGGGTAGTCGATGCCTCGCGGTTATCGGTCGAAGAAATACGCTCAATCGCAGAACGGCACAAACAGGAAAATCCAAACCTCTCACTCATCATGGCGGATTATCTTGGCCTGATTGAGAAGCCGAAAGCAGACCGCAACGACCTCGCAATTGCTCACATCTCAGGAAGCCTGAAGGCGATGGCGAAAGACTTGAAAACGCCTGTTATCTCCCTAAGTCAGCTTTCGCGCGATGTTGAGAAGCGACCAAACAAACGCCCGACAAACGCAGATTTGCGTGATTCAGGAAGCATTGAGCAGGACGCAGACTCAATCATCATGCTCTATCGGGAAGCGGTATATGACGAGAACAGTAGCGCCGCGCCATTTGCTGAAATCATCGTGACGAAAAACCGTTTTGGCTCGCTTGGTACGGTTTACCAGCGGTTCTGCAACGGACACTTTGTTGCATGTGACCAGGATGAAGCCAGACAGATTTGCACAGCATCAAATGCACCTGCTGCGCGTGGCAGACGATATGCACAAGGGGCGGACGTATGACCATCTACATCACTGAGCTTGTAACAGGCCTGCTGGTAATCGCAGGCCTTTTTATTTGGGGGAGAGGGAAGTCATGAAAAAACTAACCTTTGAAATTCGATCTCCAGCACATCAGCAAAACGCTATTCACGCAGTACAGCAAATCCTTCCAGACCCAACCAAACCAATCGTAGTAACCATTCAGGAACGCAACCGCAGCTTAGACCAGAATCGAAAGCTTTGGGCTTGCCTTGGTGACGTTTCGCGTCAGGTTGAATGGCATGGTCGCTGGCTGGATGCAGAAAGCTGGAAGTGTGTGTTTACCGCAGCATTAAAGCAGCAGGATGTTGTTCCTAACCTTGCCGGGAATGGCTTTGTGGTAATAGGCCAGTCAACCAGCAGGATGCGTGTAAGCGAATTTGCGGAGCTATTAGAGCTTATACAGGCATTCGGTACAGAGCGTGGCGTTAAGTGGTCAGACGAAGCGCGACTGGCTCTCGAATGGAAAGCGCGATGGGGAGATCGGGCAGCATGACTATCAAATCAAATACGCCAGCACACGACAAGGACTGCTGGCAAACGCCGCTTTGGCTTTTTGATGCACTGGATATTGAGTTTGGATTCTGGCTGGATTCGGCAGCGAGCGACAAAAATGCTCTGTGTGCTCACTGGCTAACTGAGGCCGACGACGCGCTCAATTCTGAGTGGGTAAGCCACGGTGCAATCTGGAATAACCCACCGTACAGCAATATCAGGCCGTGGGTGGAAAAAGCCGCTGAGCAGTGCATACAACAGCGACAGACGGTAGTTATGCTTGTGCCAGAGGATATGTCAGTCGGATGGTTCAGCAAGGCTCTGGAGAGTGTCGACGAAGTTCGCATTATCACTGATGGACGGATTAATTTTATCGAACCATCGACAGGGCTGGAGAAGAAGGGAAACAGCAAAGGCTCCATGCTGCTGATTTGGCGACCGTTCATCAGTCCTCGACGGATGTTTACTACCGTATCCAAAGCGGCATTGATGGCGATCGGGCAGGGCGTCAGGAGGGCGGCATGAGGCGACAGCGACGAAGTTTCACCGACATCATCTGCGAAAACTGCAAATACCTTCCAACGAAACGCTCCAGAAATAAACGCAAGCCAATCCCAAAAGAATCTGACGTAAAAACCTTCAATTACACAGCTCACCTGTGGGATATCCGGTGGCTAAGATATCGTGCGAGGAAATGACAATGGATTATTCACAGTTAAGTGATTTTGAAATTAACAGAATGGTAGGAGACATAATTTTTAAAGGCCTTTGGGCATGTAAACCGGAAACATCAGGGAATAACACCAACAAATGGTATTACGGAAATGCTGATACAACTTTTGAGCCATTAAACCCTTTACCTGACTACTGCAATGATCCTAGCGCCTCATGGCCGATTATTGAGAAGTACAGGATTAGCATTATCAATCTCGATGAAGACGAGTGGGGTGCACGTGGTGTGGCCGACTGTAAATCTAAGCGAGCTATACATGAAAATTCCCTCCGCGCCGCCATGATTGTCTTTCTCATGATGCAGGACGCCAATAATGCTTAGCCCATCCCAATCCCTCCAATACCAGAAAGAAAGCGTCGAGCGAGCTTTAACGTGCGCTAACTGCGGTAAGAAGCTGCATGTGCTGGAAGTTCACGTGTGTGAGCACTGCTGCGCAGAACTGATGAGCGATCCGAATAGCTCAATGTACGAGGAAGAAGACGATGAATGAGTTAATAAATGGCAATGCCATAAAAATGACAAGCATTGAAATCGCTGAGTTGGTTGGTAAGCGTCATGACAATGTGAAACGTACCATCGAAACGCTGGCTAAAAATGGTGTTATCCGGCTTCCTCAAATTGAGGTTTCCGAAAGAATCAATAACTTAGGGTTCAATGTTCAGTACGAGCATTACGTCTTCGAAGGCGAACAAGGTAAGCGAGATAGTATTGTTGTTGTTGCCCAGTTGTCGCCGGAATTCACCGCTCGCCTTGTTGACCGCTGGCGAGAGCTTGAAGAAGCTGCGGTTAATATCCCCAAAACGCTACCGGAAGCGTTGCGCCTTGCTGCTGATCTTGCCGAGAAGAAAATGCAACTGGAAAACCAGCTCGCAATTGCCGCACCTAAAGTTGAGTTTGCCGATCGCGTTGGCGAGGCCAGCGGAATTTTGATTGGAAACTTTGCAAAGGTTGTTGGAATTGGTCCAAACAAACTGTTTGCGTGGATGCGCGATCACAAAATCCTTATTGCTTCAGGTTCCCGGCGCAATGTGCCAATGCAGGAATATATGGATCGCGGCTATTTCACAGTGAAAGAAACAGCGGTCAACACAAATCACGGGATACAGATATCGTTCACCACAAAAATCACCGGGCGTGGTCAACAGTGGCTGACCAGAAAGCTGCTCGATAACGGAATGCTGAAAGTAACAGGGGAGGCTGCTTAATGGCTAATCTACGCAAAGAAGCACGCGGCAGAGAATGCCAGGTACGTATTTACGGCGTATGCAATGGCAATCCTGAAACTACAGTTCTGGCACATTACCGGATGGCTGGAATTTGCGGAACGGGAATGAAGCCTGACGACCTGATCGGCGCATGGGCTTGTAGCGCGTGTCACGATGAAATCGACCGACGCACCTATAATCTCGACAACAAAGACGCCAGACTTTACCACCTCGAAGGCGTGATCAGGACGCAGGCGATACTGCTGAAGGAGGGGAAGATTAAGTCATGAACGAATATCAGTTTGTGCTTCCATACCCGCCGTCGGTGAACACCTACTGGCGAAGACGGGGAAGCCAATACTACATCAGCGATAAAGGCCAGAAATACCGAAAAGACGTTCAGCAAATCATCCGCCAACTCAAGTTAGACATTTTCACCAAATCACGACTACGAATCAAAGTCATCGCAGACGTTCCAGACTCCCGCCGCCGCGACCTCGACAACATTCTTAAAGGTTTACTCGACTCCCTTATCCACGCCGGATTTGCGGAAGACGACGAGCAATTCGATGACATTCGCGTAATTCGTGGCGTGAAAGTACCAGGCGGAAGGCTTGGAATAAAAATCACCGAACTGGAGAACGTATGAACGCCACAATTCAAACGATACCAGAGCTTCTTATCCAGACACGAGGCAATCAGACCGAAGTGGCGAGGATGCTTTCCTGCGCAAGAGGAACGGTGCTCAAGTACAACCGAGACAGCAAAGGCGAACGTCACGTAATAGTTAACGGCGTCCTGATGGTCAAACAGGGCAAGAGAGGAAGACGATGAGACTCGAAAGCGTAGCTAAATTTCATTCGCCAAAAAGCCCGATGATGAGCGACTCACCACGGGCTACGGCTTCTGACTCTCTTTCCGGTACTGATGTGATGGCTGCTATGGGGATGGCGCAATCACAAGCCGGATTCGGAATGGCTGCATTCTGCGGTAAGCATGAACTCAGCCAGAACGACAAACAAAAGGCTATCAACTATCTGATGCAATTTGCACACAAGGTATCGGGGAAATACCGTGGTGTGGCAAAGCTTGAAGGAAATACTAAGGCAAAGGTACTGCAAGTGCTCGCAACATTCGCTTATGCGGATTATTGCCGTAGTGCCGCGACGCCGGGCGCAAGATGCAGAGATTGCCACGGTACAGGCCGTGCGGTTGATATAGCCAAAACGGAGCAGTGGGGGAGAGTTGTTGAGAAAGAGTGCGGAAGATGCAAAGGCGTCGGCTATTCAAGGATGCCAGCAAGCGCCGCATATCGCGCTGTAACGATGCTAATCCCAAACCTTACCCAACCCACCTGGTCACGCACTGTTAAGCCGCTGTATGACGCTCTGGTGGTGCAATGCCACAAAGAAGAGTCAATCGCAGACAACATTTTGAATGCGGTCACACGTTAGCAGCATGATTGCCACGGATGGCAACATATTAACGGCATGATATTGACTTTTTGAATAAAGTTGGGTAAATTTGACCCAACGATGGGTTAATTCGCTCGTTGTGGTAGTGAGATAAAAAGAGGCGGCGCTTACTACCGATTCCGCCTAGTTGGTCACTTCGACGTATCGTCTGGAACTCCAACCATCGCAGGCTGAGAGGTCTGCAAAATGCAATCCCGAAACAGTTCGCAGGTAATAGTTAGAGCCTGCATAACGGTTTCGGGATTTTTTATATCTGCACAACAGGTAAGGGCATTCTCCCTTATGGGGCTTGGCTTAAATGCACCGAGTGCTCTTTCCGTTGTGCTGAATTAAGCGAATACCGGAAGCAGAACCGGATCAACAAATGCGTACAGGCGTCATCGCCGCCCAGCAACAGCACAACCCAAACTGAGCCGTAGCCACTGGCTATCCTGAATTCATCAGTGATAGTTACGCTGCGGCCTTCTACACATGACCTTCGTGAAAACGGGTGGCAAGAGGTTGCGCTAACAACCTCCTGCCGTTTTGCCCGTGCATATCGGTCACGAACAAATCTGATTACTAAACACAGTAGCCTGGATTTGTTCTATCAGTAATCGACCTTATTCCTAATTAAATAGAGCAAATCCCCTCAATGAAGGGGTAGAGCATGTACCGTATGGACAAAATCAGAGAATGGTTCAGTTACAGCTTCGGAGGACTGACTGCGATGGGTGGCATTCTCTCCCTGAATGACTGGGCTGTCATCATTGGTATTCTTTGTACTGTCGGCACATTTGGCATCAACTGGTACTACAAGCGCAAAGAGCGCGAGGACAGATTGAATGGCAATGTCACCGGCACTACGAAATAGCGTAATAGCGGCGATAAGTGGCGGGGCTATTGCTATAGCATCTGTGTTAATCACTGGGCCAAGTGGTAACGATGGTCTGGAAGGTGTCAGCTACATACCATACAAAGATATTGTTGGCGTATGGACTGTATGTCACGGGCATACAGGAAAAGACATCATTCCCGGTAAAACGTATACCGAAGCAGAATGCAAAGCCCTCCTGAATAAAGACCTTGCCACGGTAGCCAGACAAATTAACCCGTACATCAAAGTCGATATACCGGAAACAACGCGCGGCGCTCTTTACTCGTTCGTCTATAACGTGGGCGCAGGCAATTTCAGAACATCTACTCTTCTTCGCAAAATAAACCAGGGCGATATCAAGGGCGCATGTGACCAGCTACGTCGCTGGGCATACGCTGGCGGTAAGCAATGGAAAGGCCTGATGACTCGTCGTGAGATTGAGCGTGAGGTCTGTTTGTGGGGGCAACAATGAGCAGGGTAACTGCGATTATCTCCGCTCTGGTTATTTGCATCATCGTCTGTCTGTCATGGGCTGTTAATCATTACCGTGATAACGCCATCGCCTACAAAGCCCAGCGCGACAAAGCCGCATCCACAATCGCTGATATGCAGAAGCGTCAACGTGATGTAGCAGAACTCGACGCCAGATACACAAAGGAGCTTGCTGATGCTAACGCGACTATCGAAAGCCTCCGTGCTGATGTTTCTGCTGGTCGTAAGCGCCTGCAAGTCGCCGCCACCTGTGCAAAGCCAACGACCGGAGCCAGCAGCATGGGCGATGGAGAAAGCCCAAGACTTACAGCAGATGCTGAACTCAATTATTACCGTCTCAGAAGTGGAATCGACAGGATAACCGCGCAGGTTAACTACCTGCAGGAGTACATCAGGACGCAATGCCTTCGATGATAGCGATAATTTTACTCATCATCCTTCACATCTGGCTCTGTAGACAGGGTGGTGATCACTTCTGGAGTGAATCCAGATTAAACATCTCATTGCTGATGCTTGATATTGAGCATCTGGCGCGCGGTAAGGGGCTGCGTTGAGATAAGAGCCAGTCATTACAAATACCAGGATTTAGCCTCGCATTCGTGGGGCTTTTTATATCTGTATTTCACAGCGCATCTCACGCGCATATTAACGAGAGCCTTTCAGTAAGCGAGCCTGAGAAATGCCGTTATAGGTGGCGACCTCTCTCGGGCGGCTTTTCTGTGAGACAGGCTCACTTTCTAAAAGGTAAAGACGCTATGAATCATCAATTGGCTAATCTCGATTTCCGGGACATGGTGGTTGTTTCTGGTGATCGCGTGATCACAACCTCCCGCAAGGTAGCAGCTTACTTCGACAAGCAGCATCACCACATCATTCAGAAAATCGAAAAGCTAGACTGTTCTGATGAATTTCTAACCAGCAACTTTTCGCGGGTTACCTATGAACACAAGGGTAATCAGTATGTTGAATATGAAATTTCCAAAGACGGTGCGATGTACATCATCATGTCGTTTACCGGCAAAAAAGCTGCCGCCATCAAAGAGGCGTTTATCAAAGCATTTAATTGGATGCGTGACAGGCTGATGGAGATGGCTCACTCATACCAAAGAGAGCACAACGAGTTAATGCTGGAGTTCATGAAGGAAAAGGATGTTGCCAGTATGTCAGGACGCTTGCTGAACCGCTGGGGCAGGGTCAAAAAACTGCAACTCATAGCAAGAATCGAAAGGCTTGAGCAGCAGGCGCAAATATCGATCCCCGGACTGCCAAAGTGACCATTCCAAAGCCCATCTACGGGTGGGCTTGATAATGAAACCGTGATTTACATCCCCACAATCCGGGTATGTAAAAGATAGTTCAGGCGAGAACAGATTTAACTAAATCTGTGCACCACCAGTTACGGCAGTACCACGAAGCAACCCAAGCCAGAAAGTGGGGAAATAACACTGGCAGCCACTGAAAGATGAACCTCCTGCCTTATGGCAAAAAAGATTCTTTGTGGTGGCGGACTGATGGAAAGACATCCTAATCAAGCAACCACTCCACAGGGGCATAATTATGAACGACCAGCAAATCGAAAAAGAAATCGTTGAGAAAGGCAAAACGGCACCGCGTGTAACACCCGAGAAAATTGAAGGCCTCATTTGCAGTGAGCATTTTTTCACTGCTGCGCAGGGTGACCACCAGGCTAAAGAAGATGACCTTATTTATAATCCGGAGCCTTATGTCGAAGCCACCCCTGATGCTCTGCACCTTCTCACTTTCTGCGTATTGGTACTGAAGAATGGCTTCACCGTTACCGGAGAGAGTGCCTGTGCAAGCCCGGAAAACTTTGATGCAGAAATTGGTCGGAAGATTGCCCGGCAGAATGCTGTAAACAAAATCTGGATGCTCGAAGGTTACTTGCTGAAGCAGAAGCTAAGCGAACAGTAGTTATTACAAAAGCCATTCCCTACAGAGTGGCTTTGATAATGGCTTATACCCTACACGGGATAACTTAACTGATATCCCTTTTAACGGATAAACGGAGCCAACAATGGCAGAGATTATTCCCATGACTGAAGAACAGAAATTCCAGTTAGAGATTTACAAACTGGTCATGAACCAGAACGCAGCCGCAGAAGAAGCATTTCAATTCATTGGCACTGACGAGCTGAAGCTTGAGCTATTCAAGATTCACTTCCAGTCAGGTGGCGCTAATTCAGATATCACGACCCGCACTATCGAAGCGGTGCGTAAATCGAAGGAAGCGTTAGACCTGTTCACTACCGGAGCATAAACATGGCAACTCAAGGTTTCGACAACCCATCCAAATTCCGCGATGAATGGGATAAGCAAGCAGAAGGGAAATAATCAATATGGCGACTGAGAAAAAGAATGTCGGTCGCCCTTCGGATTACCTACCGGAGGTGGCTGATGATATCTGTGCGCTGCTTGCCTCCGGGGAAAGTCTGGTTAAGGTTTGCAAGCGCCCCGGCATGCCAGCAAAGGCTACTGTATTTCGCTGGCTGTCAGAGCATGAAGAATTTAGAGACAAGTACGCGAAGGCAACTGAGGCACGAGCTGATTCTATTTTCGAAGAGATATTCGAAATTGCTGACACTGCGATTCCAGATGCTGCTGAGGTGGCAAAGGCAAGACTTCGCGTTGATACCCGCAAATGGGCGCTGGCCCGAATGAATCCCCGTAAGTATGGCGACAAAGTAACTAACGAGCTTGTCGGCAAAGACGGCGGCGCAATTCAGATTGAAACATCACCGATGAGCACTCTATTCGGAAAATGACCTCGATTAATCCTATCTTTGAACCGTTCATTGAGGCGCATCGCTACAAAGTCGCCAAAGGCGGTCGAGGTAGCGGTAAATCATGGGCAATTGCGAGGCTGCTTGTTGAAGCGGCGCGTCGGCAGCCGGTGCGCATACTCTGCGCTCGTGAACTGCAAAACAGTATCAGCGATTCGGTAATTCGGTTGCTTGAAGACACCATCGAGCGGGAAGGGTATTCGGCTGAGTTTGAAATTCAGCGTTCAATGATTCGTCATCTCGGAACGAATGCTGAATTCATGTTCTACGGCATCAAAAACAACCCGACGAAGATTAAATCGCTCGAAGGCATTGATATCTGCTGGGTGGAAGAAGCGGAAGCGGTAACGAAGGAATCATGGGATATCCTGATACCAACCATCCGTAAGCCGTTCTCTGAAATATGGGTGAGCTTTAACCCGAAGAACATACTCGACGATACCTATCAGCGATTCGTTGTAAATCCTCCCGATGATATTTGTCTGCTGACAGTGAACTACACCGACAACCCGCACTTTCCTGAAGTCCTCCGTCTGGAGATGGAAGAGTGTAAACGCAGAAACCCGACACTGTATCGTCACATCTGGCTTGGTGAGCCAGTGAGCGCAAGTGATATGGCAATTATCAAACGTGAATGGCTTGAAGCCGCAACCGATGCGCACAAGAAACTCGGATGGAAGGCGAAAGGCGCCGTTGTCTCTGCGCATGACCCGTCAGATACAGGTCCAGATGCTAAAGGTTACGCATCGCGTCACGGTTCGGTAGTTAAGCGTATTGCCGAAGGTCTGCTGATGGACATCAACGAGGGCGCTGACTGGGCTACTTCGCTGGCGATTGAAGACGGCGCTGACCACTACCTGTGGGATGGTGATGGTGTCGGTGCCGGACTACGCAGACAGACAACGGAAGCGTTCTCCGGCAAGAAAATCACCGCCACGATGTTCAAGGGCAGCGAATCGCCATTCGATGAAGATGCGCCGTATCAGGCCGGAGCATGGGCTGATGAAGTCGTGCAGGGCGACAACGTTCGCACTATTGGCGATGTATTCCGCAATAAGCGAGCGCAATTCTATTACGCGCTGGCTGACAGGCTGTATCTGACATATCGGGCGGTTGTCCACGGTGAGTATGCAGACCCAGACGACATGCTGAGTTTCGACAAAGAAGCGATAGGCGAGAAGATGCTGGAGAAGCTGTTTGCAGAACTGACGCAGATTCAGCGCAAATTCAATAATAACGGGAAGCTGGAGCTTATGACTAAGGTCGAAATGAAGCAGAAGCTCGGTATTCCATCTCCTAACCTGGCTGATGCGCTGATGATGTGTATGCATTGCCCGGCATTGGTCCGCGAAGAAGCAGAAATATACGTTCCCTCATCCTCCGGTTGGTAAACATGGCAGAGACATTAGAGAAAAAACATGAGCGGATCATGCTCAGGTTTGACCGCGCCTATTCTCCACAGAAGGAAGTGCGCGAAAAGTGCATTGAAGCTACGAGGTTTGCTCGTGTCCCCGGAGGTCAATGGGAAGGAGCAACGGCGGCTGGAACTAAGCTTGATGAGCAGTTCGAGAAGTATCCTAAGTTTGAAATCAATAAGGTAGCAACTGAACTTAACCGCATCATTGCAGAATACCGCAATAACAGAATAACCGTTAAGTTTCGTCCTGGTGACAGAGAGGCAAGCGAAGAGTTAGCCAATAAATTAAATGGTCTGTTCCGTGCTGACTACGAAGAAACTGATGGCGGTGAGGCTTGCGATAATGCATTTGACGACGCTGCTACTGGTGGTTTCGGTTGCTTCCGTTTGACGTCGATGCTGGTCAATGAATACGACCCCATGGACGATCGTCAGCGTATTGCTATTGAACCAATATACGACCCGTCGCGCTCTGTGTGGTTTGACCCTGACGCTAAGAAGTACGACAAATCTGACGCGTTGTGGGCGTTCTGTATGTATTCGTTGTCACCTGAAAAATATGAGGCTGAATACGGAAAGAAACCTCCTACTTCTCTGGATGTAACGTCTATGACCAGTTGGGAATATAACTGGTTTGGTGCAGATGTTATTTACATAGCGAAGTATTACGAAGTTCGTAAAGAGTCTGTTGACGTCATCAGTTATCGACATCCAATCACTGGAGAGATTGCAACATACGACAGTGATCAGGTTGAAGATATTGAAGATGAACTGGCAATAGCTGGATTTCATGAAGTGGCAAGGCGCTCAGTGAAGCGCCGTCGTGTGTATGTATCCGTAGTGGATGGTGATGGTTTCCTTGAGAAACCTCGACGTATTCCTGGTGAGCATATCCCACTCATCCCGGTTTATGGAAAACGCTGGTTCATTGATGACATTGAGCGTGTCGAAGGGCACATTGCAAAAGCAATGGATCCACAGCGTTTGTACAACCTTCAGGTTTCAATGCTGGCTGATACTGCAGCGCAAGACCCCGGTCAGATTCCTATAGTTGGCATGGAGCAAATTCGTGGACTTGAGAAGCACTGGGAGGCTCGCAACAAGAAACGCCCAGCGTTCTTGCCGTTGCGCGAAGTGAGAGATAAATCTGGCAACATTATCGCTGGAGCTACCCCGGCAGGATATACACAGCCTGCGGTTATGAATCAGGCATTGGCTGCATTACTACAGCAAACCAGTGCAGATATTCAGGAGGTTACAGGCGGCAGTCAGGCCATGCAGCAGATGCCAAGTAATATTGCTCAGGAAACGGTTAACAACTTGATGAACAGAGCAGATATGGCTTCGTTTATCTATCTGGACAATATGGCGAAAAGTCTTAAACGCGCTGGTGAAGTATGGCTGTCAATGGCGCGTGAAGTGTACGGTTCAGAACGTGAAGTGCGCATCGTTAACGAAGATGGAAGTGATGATATCGCTGTCCTGAGCGCACAGGTTGTTGACAGGCAAACAGGGGCTGTTGTTGCGTTAAATGACCTTTCTGTCGGTCGATACGATGTGACGGTTGATGTTGGACCAAGCTACACAGCACGACGTGATGCAACGGTTTCTGTACTGACAAATGTCCTTAGCTCTATGCTTCCAACAGACCCAATGCGCCCGGCAATTCAGGGTATTATTCTGGACAATATCGATGGCGAAGGCCTTGATGACTTCAAAGAGTACAACCGAAACCAACTGCTGATATCTGGTATTGCAAAACCACGCAATGAGAAAGAGCAGCAGATTGTTCAACAGGCGCAAATGGCAGCACAAAGCCAGCCAAATCCTGAAATGGTTCTCGCTCAGGCGCAAATGGTAGCAGCGCAGGCAGAAGCGCAAAAAGCAACTAACGAAACTGCTCAAACTCAAATCAAAGCATTTACTGCCCAGCAGGATGCGATGGAGAGTCAGGCAAACACTGTCTATAAACTGGCCCAAGCCAGAAACATCGATGACAAAGCAGTGATGGAGGCAATACGCCTTCTGAAAGATGTCTCCGAGTCACAACAACAGCAATTCCAGTCACCACCACAGTCTCCGGCAGACTTAATGCCGAGTTAACTAGGAGTAATCAATGGAAAACGAACTGATCATCGACGGTCAGGTTATTGGCCTGTCTGAAACACAGGAAAATGCAGAAGAAACCATCATCCAAACAGAGTCACAGCCTGAGAATGAAAGCCAGGATGACAACGGTAAAGAGGTGGCAACTGAGCCTGAAAAAACCGAAGAGACACCAGAAGATTACGCCTTGCGTATTGGTGATGAAGAAATTCAGCTTAACGCTGACGATGATGATCACATTGACGGGCAACCTGCACCGCAATGGGTGAAAGATCTTCGCAAAGGCTTCAAAGAAACACAGAAAGAAAACCGTGAGTTGCGCCGCCAGCTTGAGGAAGCATTAGCCAAGCCTGCGGAACATCAGCAACCACAACCAGACGCTATTCCACCAAAACCGACTCTTGAGTCGTGTGATTATGACGAACAGGCGTTTGAACAGGCATTGACTGATTGGCATGAGAAAAAAGGCCGTGTCGAACAGCAGCAGCAACAAAAACTACGTCAGCAACAGGAATACCAACAGCGTTTCCAGCAAAGGGTAGAAGCGCATAAACAACGGGCAGCCAAACTTCCTGTGAAAGATTATCAGGAAATGGAGGCCATTGTTCTTAGTGAGCTACCACCAATTCAGCAGGAAATCATCATTCACTGTGCAGACGAAGGCTCTGAACTACTCGCCTATGGCTTAGGTAAGAGCCAGCAATTACGCCAGCGTGTAGCCGCTGAGACAGATCCAATTCGCGCAGCATTCCTCTTGGGGCAGATTAGCAAACAGGTAAGCCTTGCTCCAAAACCAAAGAAAGCCATCAAGCCAGAGCCGGAAGTACGTGGTGGCGGTGCTGATGCGAAACAAGACGAATTCAACAAATTATGCCCCGGCGCAAAAATCGAATAAGGAAAAGATAAATGCCTAACAATCTCGACAGTAACGTCAGTCAAATCGTTCTGAAAAAATTCCTTCCTGGTTTTATGTCAGATTTAGTTCTGGCGAAAACCGTAGACCGTCAGTTGCTGGCAGGTGAAATCAACTCCAGCACTGGCGATAGCGTTAGCTTTAAACGTCCGCATCAATTCTCATCCCTCCGTACTCCCACTGGTGATATTTCAGGGCAAAATAAAAACAACCTGAACTCAGGTAAAGCAACGGGGCGTGTAGGTAACTACATCACTGTTGCTGTTGAATATCAGCAACTGGAGGAAGCGATCAAGCTTAACCAACTGGAAGAAATTCTCGCGCCGGTTCGCCAGCGAATCGTTACCGACCTTGAAACAGAGCTTGCTCACTTCATGATGAATAACGGTGCGTTGTCACTTGGTAGCCCCAATACTCCAATCACCAAATGGTCTGATGTTGCGCAGACGGCATCTTTCCTGAAAGATCTCGGCGTTAATGAAGGTGAAAACTATGCTGTAATGGATCCATGGTCTGCACAGCGACTTGCTGATGCGCAGACTGGTTTGCACGCTTCAGATCAATTGGTTCGTACTGCATGGGAGAATGCGCAGATCCCAACCAATTTTGGCGGCATTCGCGCACTGATGTCTAATGGGCTTGCCTCTCGTACGCAGGGGGCATTTGGCGGAACACTGACAGTCAAAACACAGCCAACTGTTACCTATAACGCAGTTAAAGACTCATACCAGTTCACTGTAACATTGACCGGAGCGACAGCCAGCGTTACAGGTTTTCTGAAAGCTGGTGATCAGGTTAAATTCACCAATACCTACTGGCTGCAACAGCAGACCAAACAGGCGTTGTATAACGGAGCCACACCAATTAGCTTCACTGCAACGGTTACTGCTGATGCTAATTCAGACAGCAGTGGCGATGTGACGGTTACGCTTTCTGGTGTTCCGATTTATGACACTACAAACCCGCAGTACAACTCTGTAAGTCGTCAGGTAGCGGCAGGCGATGCCGTATCTGTAGTAGGCACTGCTAGCCAGACAATGAAGCCAAACCTGTTCTATAACAAGTTCTTCTGTGGACTTGGCTCTATCCCACTGCCGAAACTGCACAGTATTGATTCTGCTGTTGCAACATATGAAGGTTTCTCCATCCGCGTACATAAATACGCAGATGGCGATGCCAACGTGCAAAAAATGCGCTTCGACTTACTGCCTGCATATGTGTGCTTTAACCCTCACATGGGCGGTCAGTTCTTCGGTAATCCGTAATAACAAGGGGCTTCCGCCCCTTTTATGTTTTAAGGAAACAATATGGATCGCATGAGTGTATTCCTTGCCGCAGATAACGAATCCGGGCATGTACAGGCCGTTATCGCAGAAAAAGACTTCCAGTTTTTCGAAAAGTTGGGCTTTGTTGCCTCAGTTGATGAATTGAAACCGACCAGTAAGCGAGGTCGTAAGGCGGCAGACAATGGCAACAGTACTGACAAAGGGTGAGATCGTCCTTTTTGCGCTTCGTAAGTTTGCTATTGCTTCTAATGCATCGCTGACTGATGTTGAGCCGCAATCAATTGAAGATGGTGTAATTGATCTGGAAGATATGATGTCCGAGTGGATGATTAACCCCGGCGACATTGGTTACGCTTTCGCAACTGGAGATGAGCAGCCATTACCAGATGATGAGTCAGGTCTTCCAAGAAAATACAAACACGCTGTAGGCTATCAGTTATTGCTGAGAATGCTATCTGATTACAGCCTTGAACCAACTCCGCAAGTTCTCAGTAACGCCCAACGCTCATATGATGCCTTGATGACCGACACTCTGGTTGTTCCTTCAATACGACGACGTGGAGATTTTCCTGTAGGACAGGGTAATAAATATGACGTGTTCACATCTGACCGATATTATCCACGCGATCTCCCTCTGATTGATGGCGATATCCCAAACGCATAGGTGAATAAATGACTATTCAGCAACTTCCGCTTATGAAAGGTGTCGGCAAAGACTTTCGAAACGCCGACTATATCGACTATCTGCCAGTGAATATGTTGGCAATTTTGATATAATAAGTACATGAAAAATCGAAACTTTAAGGAGTAGATATGCTTTCTGAGAATGCTAAAGATATACCTGGATTTGAAGGTGTTTATGCCGTAACAGAAGATGGCAGGGTATATTCTCACTCACGTGTTGTTAAGGCTGCGCATGGCAGCACGCAACTCAGAAAGGGGCGCTGGTTAAAGCCTAAAATCAATCAGGGAAGGGTGCTTTATAATATCGGAGCAAAATGGACTTTTGCCCATCGAATCGTTGCAATGACATTCCTGCCAAATCCTGAAAACAAGCCTCAGGTAAATCATATTGATGGCAATCCACTCAATAATAACGTCAATAATCTTGAGTGGTGCACTCAAAGCGAAAACATAAAACATGCATACGCCACCGGATTAAAGAAACCAATCAAGTTTTTCGGAACCAAGCACCCAAAACACAAGTTGAGTGATGACGATGTTCTTGCAATCAAGTCATCAAAAGAAAGCTTGTCAGTAATTGCGGCTAAGTACGGGATATCTAAGACCTGGGCAAGTAGGCTAAAGCGTGATGCTAACTGGGTTCATATAAAGGTTGATTCCAATGGCAATACAACAACTACCACTAATGAAGGGATTGGGGAAAAGTTCGGTTAATGCTGATTATATAGACCAACTTCCAGTCAATCTTTTAGCTACGCCCAAGGAGGTGTTGAATTCATCGGGATATCTTCGCTCATTCCCGGGCATTGCCAAACGTTCTGATGTGAACGGCGTATCGCGAGGCGTCGAGTACAACATGGCGCAGAATGCTGTTTATCGCGTGTGTGGTGGCAAGCTGTATAAGGGCGAAAGCGAGGTCGGTGATGTTGCCGGAAGTGGTCGCGTATCAATGGCGCATGGTCGAACATCTCAGGCTGTAGGCTTTAATGGTCAACTGGTCGAGTATCGCTATGATGGAACGGTTAAAACCGTCTCAAACTGGCCTGCAGATAGCGGATTCACTCAGTATGAGTTAGGTTCGGTTCGTGACATTACGCGCTTGCGTGGGCGTTATGCGTGGTCAAAAGACGGCACTGATTCATGGTTTATCACTGACCTTGAAGACGAATCGCATCCTGACCGTTACAGCGCACAATATCGTGCCGAGTCGCAGCCGGACGGCATCATCGGTATCGGCACATGGCGAGACTTCATCGTCTGCTTTGGTTCATCGACGATTGAATATTTCTCCCTGACTGGCGCAACCACCGTTGGTGCTGCTTTGTATGTCGCACAGCCATCACTGATGGTGCAAAAAGGCATCGCCGGAACTTACTGCAAAACGCCGTTTGCTGATTCCTATGCGTTTATCAGCAATCCGGCAACGGGTGCGCCGTCTGTATACATTATCGGCTCCGGTCAGGTGTCACCAATCGCCAGCGCGAGCATTGAGAAAATACTCCGCTCCTACACTGCTGATGAGCTGGCTGATGGTGTGATGGAATCGCTGCGATTTGATGCTCATGAGTTGCTGATTATCCACCTTCCGCGCCATGTTCTCGTGTACGACGCATCTTCAAGCGCCAATGGTCCGCAATGGTGCGTACTGAAAACAGGACTGTATGACGATGTGTACCGCGCTATCGACTTCATTTACGAAGGCAATCAGATAACGTGCGGCGATAAGCTGGAATCCGTGACCGGGAAATTACAGTTCGATATCAGCAGCCAGTACGACAAGCAGCAGGAACACCTGCTGTTTACTCCGTTGTTCAAAGCGGATAACGCCAGATGCTTTGATCTGGAGGTGGAATCATCGACTGGTGTTGCGCAGTATGCTGACCGCCTGTTCCTCTCTGCAACCACTGACGGCATCAATTACGGTCGTGAGCAGATGATTGAGCAGAATGAACCGTTCGTTTACGACAAACGCGTTTTGTGGAAGCGTGTCGGACGCATCAGGAAAAATGTCGGCTTCAAATTGCGCGTTATCACGAAGTCACCTGTCACTCTGTCTGGCGCTCAGATAAGGATTGAGTAATGGCGGATTCGAATCTCAATGTGCCGGTAATCATTCAGGCTACACGGCTCGACACATCAGTCCTTCCACGCAATATCTTCTCGCAGTCGTATCTGCTTTACGTTATCGCACAGGGCACTGATGTTGGTAACGTGGCTAACAAAGCCAACGAGGCCGGACAGGGCGCTTATGACGCACAAGTCAGGAACGATGAGCAGGATGTGATTCTTGTCGATCACGAAATTCGACTGGCATCAGCTGAAACTAAGATTCAGGACCACGAAACAAGGATCACTAACGCAGAAGCGGCGATAGTCGGCCTTGATTCACGATTAACGACAGCAGAAAACGATATTGATTACCTGACGGATGAAGTTGTCGCCATTCAAAATACGCTTTCAGACCATGAAACGCGCATCGATGCTCTGGAGTATGCCACTACTCGCAAGAAGTCAGAGGTTGTTTACTCTGGCGTATCTGTAACCATCCCGACAGCGCCGACCAACCTTGTTAGCCTGCTGAAAACGCTCACGCCGTCATCCGGCACGTTGGCACCATTCTTCGACACCGTTAACAACAAGATGGTTGTGTTCAACGAGAACAAAACCTTGTTCTTCAAGCTGTCGATCGTCGGGACGTGGCCCAGCGGAACCGCCAACAGGTCAATGCAGCTAACCTTTTCCGGCTCTGTTCCTGACACGTTGGTCAGCAGTCGTAATGCGGCGACAACAACCGACAACATCCTGTTAGCTACGTTCTTCAGCGTGGATAAAGACGGCTTTCTTGCCACAAATGGCAGCACGTTAACCATTCAGTCGAATGGTGCGGCGTTTACTGCCACAACCATCAAGATAATCGCGGAGCAGTAATGATTCAGTTCAAACCAACGCGAAACATCGACCTGATAGAAGCCGTGGGAAATCCCCCCGACATTATCGCCGGGAGCAACAACGGTGATGGATACGACTACAAGCCTGAATGCCGTTACTTCGAGGTGAACGTGCACGGGCAGTTCGGCGGCATTGTTTACTATCAGGAGATTCAGCCTTTGACCTTTGATTGCCACGCCATGTACCTGCCAGAGGTTCGTGGATTCAGCAAGGAAATCGGGCTGGCGTTCTGGCGATACATTCTGACTAACACCACCGTTCAGTGCGTCACATCGTTCGCTGCGCGCAAATTCCGCCACGGGCAGATGTACTGCGCAATGATTGGCCTTAAGCGTGTAGGAACCATCAAGAAATACTTCAAAGGCGTGGATGACGTGACGTTTTACAGCGCCACACGCGAAGAACTAATCGACTTCCTGAATCACGGGAGATAGCCATGTTATATGCATTTAAGCTGGGCAGAAAACTGCGCGGCGAGGAACCTTATTGCCCTGAAAAGGGTGGGAAAGGTGGCAGTTCTGATAAAAGCGCAAAGTATGCCGCAGAAGCTCAGAAGTATGCAGCAGACCTGCAAAATCAGCAGTTCAACACCATCATGAACAACCTGAAGCCGTTTACTCCTCTGGCTGATAAGTATGTCGTAAGCCTCGAAAACTTATCGTCTCTGGAGGGGCAAGGTCAGGCGCTTAACCAGTATTACAACTCTCAGCAGTACAAAGATCTTGCTGGTCAGGCTCGCTATCAGAGTCTGGCGGCAGCGGAAGCAACAGGTGGATTGGGTTCCACCGCAACCAGTAATCAGTTAGCAACAATCGCACCAACGCTTGGTCAGCAATGGCTATCTGGTCAGATGAACAACTACCAGAATCTGGCAAATATTGGTCTTGGCGCACTGCAAGGTCAGGCAAACGCCGGGCAAACATATGCCAACAACATGAGTCAGATTTCACAGCAAAGCGCGGCTCTTGCAGCGGCAAACGCCAACCGACCGTCAGCATTGCAGCAGGGGGTTAGTGGTGCTGCATCCGGTGCGCTTTTGGGTGGTGGCATAGCCAGTGCTCTCGAGCTATCAACTCCGTGGGGTGCTGGTATCGGTGCTGGTCTTGGTCTGCTTGGCTCGTTGTTTTAAGGGGTAATCAATGGCTACGTGGCAACAGGGTATTAATTCTGGTGGTTTTCTGGCTGGCATCGGTACGCAAAATGAGAATGCGCCAAAGGCAAGCGACATTAACGCAACGCTTGGTCTGATCCGCGAAAACAATGAACTGGCTCGCTCAGGTGCAAATAACGTTGGTCTGACCGCGTTACGTGGTCTGGCTGGAGTTGCTGATATTTACAATCAGGAACAGCAACAGAAAGCGATTAGTGCGTTCAATAAGGTTCACGCTGATGCATGGGCTTCTGGTGATCCATCGGGACTATTTAAGTTTGCCCAGGAAAATCCAGCGTTTGTTGCACAGGCACAACAGGCGTTTTCCGGTCTTAATGAGCAGCAACGCAACGATATGGGCGATTTAGCCATGAGGGCTAACGTCGCTCTTTCTCAGGGACCGGAAGCCTACAGTAAATTCATTACTGACAACAAGGACAGGTTAAATCGCGTGGGGGCGAATGCTGACTGGATGATTCAGACAGGTATTCAGAATCCAGAGCAGCTATCACACATGCTGACTACTATGACGCTAGGGGCTGTTGGTCCGGATAAAATGCTGGATTATCAGGATAAGATGGTTGGTCGCCAACTTGAGAAAGGGCGATTGGATGAAAGCATTCGTCAGGCTGACATGGAGAACGCGAGAGGATGGGCAAATATCCAAAACGCTCAACTAGACAGGGCTCAGCGGGCACAAATGCATAATGATAACGTAGCCCTGAAGTTGCAGGAATTAGGGATGAAACAACAGGAAAGCGGAAAGATTGACCCAAAACTTGTTCGAGATCTGAATAGTGATATTAATGGGTTCTCAAAGAATTATTCTGCAATGCGCAGTGCTTCTGACAACCTACAAGCCCTTGGGAAGCGCAACACTCCAGCCGCGCAGTTGGGAATGATTTTCAACTATATGAAATCGCTGGATCCGCAATCTGTGGTACGCGAAGGTGAGCAAGTGCAGGTAAAACGCACTGATGGAATATTTGGCACACTTGGTAACTATGTTAGCCAATTATCTAACGGCAAGATGCTGAATAATGAGCAAGTCCAAGACTTAATCAACACCTCAAAACTGATGGCAAATACTGAAGGAGAAAAGTTTAATCAGCAAATGGATGATTATCTTTCAACTTATGGGGATTCTCTCCCCAGCGGACTAACTAAGCAATTGCAATCCAGAAAAGCCAAGCTGTATGAAGATATTCAGCAGCCTGCGCAACAACAGACACAACAAGCAACATCTGGCGGTCAAACATTTCGAGAAGGTATGACCGCGAAAAATCCTAAAACTGGTCAGAAAATTATTTACAGGAACGGACAATGGCAACCAATGTAGGTTTACCAGAGGGGTTTGTTCTGGATGAACAGCCTGATAACTCACAGCTTCCTGATGGCTTTGTGCTTGATGCACAACCAGAACAGCAGCAATCTCCTTTGGTTTCACTAGAGGAAAATTCCAGACAGGAAAATGTTGTTAATAATGCTAACGGCTTCGACCGTTTTATGTATGGCGTTCTCAGTGGATTGATGGATGTTGGTAAAGGTGTTGGCCTGTTTCAGGACATGACACCAGAAGAGCAAGCCGCAATTCAGTCTCTACAGCAGAAGTTAGCGGCAAAACCATCAACCGCACAAGATGTTGGTGAGTTCGTTGGACAAGCAGCGCCATTTGTTAGTGGTGGTGGGATTATTTCTCAGGTTCCGAAAGGGGCGGCAAGGCTGGCTGCCGCCGCAGGGCTTGGTGCTGGAGAAGGGGCTATTGTAGCCAATGGAACAAATAGCGATGTTGCTTCCGGCGCTGCTATTGGCGCTGTGGCTGGCCCTGTAGCCGAGATTGTTGGTCCAGCGCTTGGGAAGATTGCAGGAAAAATTAAAAATAGTGCCGGAGATATTTATCGCTCATCCGTAGGGATGGGTAGTAAATCATCTAAAGCAACGTTAAAGAAAGCTGCTGGCGCAATGGACAATAAATTTATCGGCGGGCAACGAGCTATTCAAGATTTCGCCGATGAAGTTAATCCTGATTTTAACGCGATAAATGCTATTCGTGAGCTAGAACTGGAAAATTATGCCACTCCAGGCATGATCTCTAATAATCCTGCTGTCAGGGCTCTTGATAATGCAGTGGCAAGTCTCCCTGGAACAGAGATTAGTGAGGCGCATAAGCGTTTTATTACTGAATTAGGAAGAAAAGCTGATGAAATGATAACTTCATTTGGGGGAAGCCTTGATAAGCAACTGGTTTCTGACAGGCTTGCAGATAATTTTGATAAAACCATTTCATCATTACAAAATCAGTCAGATAACATCTACAACAAAATTGCCGAAAAGGTTCCTGTAAGAGACCGGATTGAGGCAACTAATACATTGAATTTTTTAGAGGATTTTGCTGATGACATAGGTGGAATTGATGAATTATCTCCAATAATGAAGCGGACATTGAACCGACTTGATCCAAACACCTTGCCAACGTATGGGCGTTTAGATCTCGCTAGAAAGCAGGTTGGACAAGCTATTGGCAAAGGCTCTGGTCCATTCAAGGATGAAGAAACAGGTGTTCTTAAAAAGTTATATGCAGCCATAACAGATGACCAACAGGCTGTCGCAGAAAAATATGGCGCAGGGGAATTATGGACGCTTGGTAAGGAGTTGGTAAAAAAACGAAAATCCATTGAAGATGATGCTGTAACCGTCTTGGGTAGAAAACTTCAGCAATCAGCAATTCCAAAAGTTGAAAGTGCTGTTGTTAATATGGCAAAAGGAAACGGTGGCGACTTTAGGCAATTAATGAAGTCGATTCCAAAGGATATGCGGCAGGAAGTTGCGCTCACCTCAATGAATAAAGCATTTACCAGCTATGCCAAATCACCTGGTCAGCAATTAGGAGTTGATGGATTTGTAAAATGGTATAACGGAATGTCACGCAATGGGGCCAATATGAAGGCTCTCCGTGATGCTATTGGCACAGATGCATCAAAGCGCCTTGATACGATTTATCAAGCAGCTAAGGCTATGAATAGACTCAATACTGGTAAGCAGTATGCTAGTAGTCTTGTGGATCAGCAAGTTAATAACTTTCTGAAAGAAAAGGGTAGTCTCGCAAAAATTTATGGAATAGCCTCAAAAGCTGCTGCGGCGGAAGGTATTACAAGCTTATCTGGTCTCCCTGGTGTAGGTGCAACAGGGGTGATAACGTCTGCATTGATGTCAGGGAAAACAAGCAGGATAAAGGCTGCTGATGCTCTGCTATCTTCTCCTGAGTTTAAATCAATGCTATTTCGCCTGCAAAACGCACCAGTAGACAGAGCAGAAGTGAGACGCGCAATAGAAAGGAAACTGATGCAATCTGGGGCATTTAAGAGATGGGAGAAAACCTTATCAACAGATGAAGCAAAAACCATTGCCCGCACGGGGATTATTACATGGCTCGCTAGTGACAGTTAGTCAACTTTGGTTATTTTGCCTTCTTTTTCTTGATGAACTTTGCATCCATCATCTTTTGATAGCCAAACTAAAAACTTTAAAACCTTAAACACAAGTACGGCTACTGCAATGAAAGCACCAATCGAAATTATTGCTAGTGAAATTATTTGCATTGGTGCTTTTAATGCAGGGAAAATAGTGTAAATGATCGCGAAAACAGTAATTATGAGGAACCATCGCTTCACACCAACCTCCTTAGTTTTGAGCAGGATACCATGAAAAAAGTAAACATCTTTTGCCTACTTCACATTTGAATGTTTTGTCATTAGGATGTTTCCGGTTTTTTAAATATGGAAATTGATATGAAGAGGATTATTAGCGTCGTTGCTGGCGTTATCATGTTATCTGGGTGCGCAACTATTGTTGGTGATGAAACGCAACTTGTGCAAGTGAACAGCAATCCTTCTGGCGCGAGCTTTAAGGTAAAAGATGAATCGGGTGTGATTGTTGCGCAAGGTAAGACTCCACAAGGTGTAACACTCGCCAAGTCAGATGGTAGCTATTTTGGCAAAAAGAGCTACCAGATCACTATGGAGAAGGATGGGTACGAACCAGTTACCCTGCCAATCAAAGCCAATGCTAATGGTTGGTATATTGGTGGAAACCTTGTGTTTGGTGGGTTAATTGGTTGGCTTGCTGTTGATCCATTTAATGGTGGGATGTATACATTGAAGCCAAAAGAGGCAAATGCATCTCTTATACCTTCCACGAAGCAAGATTAAGAAATGAAACCCACCGTCAGGTGGGTTTTTTATAAGGAGTAATCATGATTTACCCATCAAACAACCCACCAGTTTGCCTGATTGGATGCCAGCCTTGCAGTTTTTATGGAATTAATTATGCCATGCTCAAGAGCCTTGTTAGCATCCAAAATGGTCGAGTCTGCTATCAGGGATGCCCACCTAATATGGGTTCCGATGTCGATATTGAACGTCTCAACGAAGCGATCAAGATCGTTATCGAGGCATTTCCCGTACTCTCTCAGTCTGGCATGGTCGGCGGCTGGGGTGGCAAAGCCCCATAATAGAGGATGTAACAGGAATCTTGATAATGGGTTTGCGAAACGTTCTGAGCCAGCCAGGAAAACGATATTAGCTATGGATTCAACATTGCTTATGTTGTGAGTTCTAACGGTAACAGGGAGTGACTTAAGAAAGTTATACGCAGTAAAACCAGCGGCAGTTTCCCCTCCCTGACTTGATATATGGATATTTAATTCAGTTGCGCCTTGAGATAATGCGGTGAGACAGTGGTTCTGAAGTTGCCCAACAGTGGCGGTGTTAACGGGGCATAAGAAATGAATTGTGTGCAGCATTATTTATCATCCTTACCATACATGGTTTTCAGCGTCTCCAGCAGCGCCTCTTTGAATTTGTCAGCTTCTTGCTGAGCAAATGACTCAACTGACTTTGGCGACCTATCTTCATCAATCGCGGCTTGCAAAATCATGACGATCTCGGAGTTAACAGAGCGACCATTTTTTGATGCTCTAACAGCAAGAGCCTCGCGTAAAGATTCAGGGATTCTTACCGTAGTTGGAGAAATTGACACACCCTTTGCCATAACACACCTTTGGTATTCAATTTGATATCAAAGTGTATGCAAAAAAATTTTGACTAGATATACTCACTTTGCTATCTTTTGTATTCGAAAAGAGTTGTTTGTGTGGAGGGTAACATGGAGAAAGAAATAAGTAAGATTTTGGTAAGGATGCCGCAGTCGTTAAAGGATGCTATCGGTAGCAGGGCAAAGGAAGAGTGCAGGTCGTTTAACTCAGAGGTTATCAAGCGCCTGATAGACAGCCTGAAGAAAGAGGGGGTGGCGATATGAATAAAGAAGATGGCTTTAAGTGCTCCTTCTGCGGAAAGCCTCAGCATGAATGTGCAATGTTGATTCGCGCTAAAGCAGAGATATTTATCTGTAGTAGTTGTGTATCTCTTTGCGTTGAAGCGATGGGGAAAGAGTTAAATTCTAGAAAAACAATGTTAGATGTGAACATAAAACAGTGAAGCCCCAACTGCGGGAACAGTCAGGGCTTCGGTTGTCAGTAAATCCGTGGAGAAAAACCAACATGAATAGTATAGCAATTTTAGAAGCAGTGAACACCTCTTACGTACCATTCAACGGTCAGCAAATTATCACCGCCATGGCTGCCGGAGTTGCATATGTTGCGATGAAGCCAATCGTTGAAAACCTCGGAATGAGCTGGGGTACTCAGCAACAAAAACTTATGAAACAACTAGATAAGTTCAAATGTATTCATATGAATATGGTTGCTGCTGATGGAAAGCTTCGTAAGCTACTCTGCCTTCCTTTGAAGAAGTTAAATGGATGGCTGTTCAGCATCAACCCTGAGAAAGTTCGTGCTGACATCCGCGATAAACTGATTCAGTACCAGGAGGAATGCTTTAGCGTGCTGCATGACTACTGGACTAAAGGCCATGTAGTTAACCCGCGCAAAGCTAAAAAGGCGTTGCCGGGTAAAATCACCACTGAACAGCAGGAAGCCATTAAACAACTCGTCATGAGTCGCGGTCAGTCTCTGCCAAAGGAAAAACAGGCTAAGGCGATGATCACCATGTGGTCGTCACTGAAATCCCATTTTGGATGTTCATACAAAGAAATCAGTGAGGAGCAGTTTACCGAAGCACTATCACTTGCAGCTCGAGTTCCACTTGAAGGTGAGTTCATTGGCAAACAAGAGAAGAAAACCAACGAGCTTTCTGCAAAAGAAGTAAACAGCCTTGTATGGTTATGGGATTATGCCAACCGCTCACAGGCATTATTCCGCGAACTGTATCCGGCGCTAAAACAAATTCAATCGAACTATTCAGGCAGATGCTACGACTACGGTCATGAGTTCTCGTATGTTATCGGAATGGCGAGAGACGTTTTAATCAATCGCACACGAGATGTTGATATTAATGAGCCAGACGGACCAACGAATCTTTCCGCATGGATGAGACTTAAGAATAAAGAATTACCTCCTTCAGTACATAACTACTGACAGATAACCAACGCAACGACCCAGCTTCGGCTGGGTTTTTTTTTGCCCAAAATTCACCGTAGCCATGCTGCGGCGATTCCTTGCATCTGGAGCAAATTAAATGACAGACATTACCTACTCAACAGATGGTCAGCAACCATGTTTGCTGCCTTATAAGCTATAGCCGCTTCATCAATGGTGTTGAATCTCCCAAGGGTTATGTTTTTACCTGAGACATTTATCTGAGCTTGCCATTGATTTCTGGCTTGACAGAAAGTTACCCCCTTGATTCCAGCATTGCTATTTCGAGGTCCGACATTTAATGCATTTACGACTCTGCTGACATCCCTAAGGTTTGAGATTGCGTTATTTCTTCTGTTTCTATCAATGTGGTCAATCTCTTGTTTGGGCCATTCGCCATATACATACAGCCAGGCAAGTCTATGTGCAAAATATCTTACGCCATCAATATTAATTGCGTTATATCCATAAGAAATTGTGCCAGCAACTTTCCCAACAGCACCTCTGGCGCTTAATTTCTTTTTCCAAGTGAAAATTCCTGTTTCTTTATTGTAATCGAGAACCTCCATAAGGCGCTCCCGAGTTACTACCTCGTGACGTCTCTTACTCATTATTTTCTCCGGAATGTTTATTATGCCAGAACAATTATACAACGTTGTTGTTTCACAACCAAGTCAGTTATTTACTTTAGCTCGCTCGTTTAAAGCAAATGCCAATGGCAAAATTTATATCGGAAAAATTGACACTGACCCGGTAAATCCTGAAAACCAGATTCAGGTTTATGTAGAGAACGAAGACGGTTCTCACGTTCCTGTATCGCAACCAATCATCATTAACGCTGCTGGTTACCCGGTATATAACGGACAGATTGCCAAATTCGTAACCGTGCAAGGCCATTCTATGGCTGTTTATGATGCGTACGGTGCGCAGCAGTTCTATTTTCCTAATGTGCTGAAGTATGATCCTGATCAGTTATCTATAAAACTATCAAGTAATATTGGATACAAATACATTGGAATGGTAGAGAGCGCTAACTCCCTTAAAGATATACAAGGAATGTCGATATCTGATAAATTATATTTAAAATCATACGTATCCGGACTCGAACTTGGTGGTGGGTTTGTTGTAGCTGTAGACAAGTCAATTGCAGTTGATAACGTAATGGTTTTAGAAGGTAACGGTGTAAATTGGAAGAGAATAAACCCAAGCCTTGAGTTTTCTGTATATGACGCTGGTTACAGCGGCGCTGGGGATATTGCATTATTTATTAATAAAATAAACTCTCTAGGTTATGATTGCGTTGTTCCATGTAGTGGAGAATTCTCGTCTTTAATTGATATTGATTTCGCGAAAGGTGGGTTAAGAGGATCGAATAAATGCGTTTTAACTGAGATTAATGGGATATCAGGTGATTATGCAATTAGGTTAAGTAACTCTAATATTTCTTATGATAATAGGGATGAAATAAATGCAACATCAATTTTAGATGGCATATCTTTTAAGATGCTAGGATCTAAAAAGATTTTACTTGGAGGTATTGGCACTGGTGAATTATCAGAGTTAAGAATAAGTAATTCTTCATTCATATCATCTGCTGGAATTGAGTTTCTTGATAATTCATATAGAATTTTATTTGACAAAGTAACAATATCAAGATGTCTAAACAACACAATTATATTTAATTCTCCATCAAACTCAGGCGAGGTAATGACATTTAATAATTGTTGGGTTGTTGATAATGGAGGTCCATTGACAATTAGAAATGGTCAATTTATTTTTAACTGTTGCTCTATGCCAGCAGGTAAGAAAGAAGGTTATTTTGATTCTACTGTTTTTATTGAAGATAACGCAACCGTTGTTTACTCAAGTGGAAATATTGAGTTTCAGCCAGGTCAAAGCTTTGTGGCGTTCTCTGCATCTGGAAGCACAAGAATAAGCATTAAAGATACAACGCTACTTACTCCCTCTGGATATAGTTCAGTTCCGTTTGTTGTAAATGATGATTCAGTACTTTCATTAACAAATTGCTCATTGCCTTTATTTGACCAAATGGATTTGGCGACAGGATCAGCAACTAGACAGGTAGTTGGAGGTAATAGTAAAAAAATAATGTCATATGGATGCTATCCACGATCTGGATTTATAACAACTCAGTGGGATAAAGGGAACATAGTTAGTCCATACATAAATTCGCTATCAAATGGAAGTGGACAGTTTTTAAACTACTCTAACTGGAGCCTTCAACAAACTGGTTCAGGTGTTGTTACAGCAGGAACGGATTCTGATGTTCCAAATGATATTATGTTTTCCAGGTCTTTGTATGTAGCAATACCATCTATAGGAGCATCTGCAAAATTTTATCAGGAGTGCTCAGACTGCTCACCAGGACGATATTTCCAGTTAGGTTTTTGGGCTAAGAATCAAGTGACAACAATCTCTGGTATTGAGTTTTTTGATAAAGAAGGGAACTCTGTTCAGGGAAAAGCAACATTTACAATTCCATCAGGCTCCACATGGAATTTCTACGCATTAATAGATATTGTTCCTCCTGGAGCAAGCAAAGTTAGGATTGATTTTGATGTTTCCGGTGAAGCAGGCTCTCTTCATTTGCATAATGTTATTTATGGGCTGATTTGAAGATTTCACATCTAATGTGACCAAACTTAGACAAAACAAAGCCTTGTCTGGATTGCAAAGCTTTGTACTATCCGATAGTGGTTAAGGTTGGTCCCTCCCCCTTTTCATCAAGCCAGCCCGCCCACCACTGCATCATTTCTCTGCGCTTATCGAGATACTGAGCATGGTTGTAAATTCCACGCACAGATCCGCCGTTGGCATGTGCCAGTTGCACTTCAATAGCGTCAGCAGGCCATTCGTGCTCGTTCATAATTGTGCTGAATTCATGCCTGAATCCGTGACCGCTTTCCAGACCCTCATAGCCGATTTGTTTGATAACAAGCAATACCGCGTTCTCGCAGATTGGCTTCTTCTTATCGTTGCGCCCGGCAAAAACAAACTCTGATACTGGTTTAGTGATGGAGCTTAGCGTAGTGAGAAGTTCAACCACCTGGTCTGACATAGGAACAACATGAATCTTGCGGCCCTTCATCACACTGGCGTCGATAGTGATAATCCTGTTTTCAAAATCGACGTTCTTCCATTGCATGGAACGAAGCTCTTTCGTTCTTAGGGCTGTGTAGCGTAAAACTTTGGTCGCAATGAGCGATACGATGCTTCCTGAAAATGTTGCCAGTGCTTTGTTGAATGCAGGGATCTGGTCTGCAGGAAGAAACGGGAAGTTCTTCTTGCGGTATCCTTTCATGGCGTCTGCAAGGTCAGGTGCCGGGTTATATTTAGCCCTACCAGTGACAATAGCGTAACGGAAAACCTCGCCGCATCTTCTGCGGGCTTTGTTGGCTCGCTCCATTGCACCGCGATCTTCAAATCTGCGGATTACTTCCAGCAGTTGCATCGGCTCAATATCCTGAATCTCAAGACCGCCGATGATGGGTAAAATGTCGTCATCAAACATTTTTGCAAGTTCAGTCGCATACCCTACTGACCAGACTTGCTTCTTGTGTTCGTACCATTCCTTGTAAATTGCACTAAAGGAATTGTTGTTAGACGAAGCCTTTTTCGCTTTTACCGGATCGATGCCAACCGAGATGTCTTTCCTCGCGGTCCATGCTTTATCTCTTGCCTCCTGCAAAGTCATTAGCGGATATTTTCCTACGGTCAGGATTTTCTCCTTACCGTCAATCTTGTAGCGAAGCTGCCATACCTTTTTCCCTGACACAGGGACATAAAGGTACAGGCCATTACCATCGAGTAGGCGGTATGGTTTTTCTTTCGGCTTTGCTGCTTCAATCTGCTTAACGGTGAGCAT